TCTTTTGTCCTCCATCTTGGGCAACAAGCTATAAATTAACTACAACCAAAGAATCTAATTCTGGAAATAGTTGGTATGGTTGGATCGTAGAGTTTGATAAATACTTAAATGATCCTAAGTACGCTAAGGTATTAGAAATGACTAAAGCATTTTACGAAAGTGCTATGAAGTCTGATATCTTTGGTAAAGTTGATTTTGGTAAAGAAGAAACTCAACAAATTAAAAATAATACAGAATCAGTTCCATTCTAATGGAAACAAAACTATTAGAACTGTTTGAAGGCGATTCTAATCAGCATATTGAGGTCACCATAACTGGTGACCTTGATGCGCGAGGTAAGAGAGCTGCTCAATATAAAACTGTTTATAAGCCAGTTACAGCGGAGCTTTGGAAAAGACATTTAAGCGGAGAAATTATTATTGGAGTTAAGCCTGAAATAGAAGGCAAAGCAAAATGGGGTTGCATTGATATGGATCCTAGTAGTTATACAGATTTTAGTTCAAAGAAATTTATAGATATTATTAAACACAACCAATTGCCTTTAGTACCAGTTAGATCTAAATCTGGTGGATTACATTTAATGTTATTCTTAAAAGATTGGTCAGATGAAAAACAAATTAGACAAGTTTTAGATAAGTGGAATGAGAAATACTTTATGGCAAAAGAAGTATTTCCTCGTAATAAACATTTAGGAATGCCTTATCATAAACAAGAAAGAACTATTGAATATGCTTTTGATGATAATGGAACAGCTTTATTAGTGGGGGGATTTATAGATATAGCTTACAAAAAAAGAATGAGCATTGAAGAATTATTAGAATTTAAAACTGCAAAATATGAACCAGAACCAGATTGGAATGAATATCCTCCTTGTATACAAAACCTATTAACAGATAAATGGACTGGGACTAATAGAAACGACATTATGTTTAATATGGCTGTTCTTGAAATGAAAAAGTCAGATGGAAACATTGATAAAAAAACTTTAACAACAGCATTATTTGAAAGAAATAAACAAATATTTACAGATCCTTTAACTGAAAGAGAGATTGTAGGAAGTGTGGCAAATTCTACTGCCAAGAAAAGTTATAATTATAAATGTCCACCAAGATATGGGCATATGACTTCTATTTGTAATAAACAATTATGTCAGATGAGAAAGCTTGGAATAGGATTTCAGGTTCCAGATGTTATAGATGAATTTGATGAGGTGTTAGTTACTAAAGGTATTAAAGAAACTTTTATTGAGTTTAAATATAAAGGTGTGAAGATGACTTTTAAAACAGATCAAGACTTAGTTGATGAAAGAGCATTTAGAACAAAAATGTTAAGTTATGGAATAATGTGGATGACATTACCTAAACCTAAAAAAGGTCCAAATCCTTTTGAAATGTTGGCAAATGGTTTATTAGATAAAGGTAAATCTAATGAGGCGGTTACATATGAAGATGCAATAGCTGATGCAAGATATTCAGTTCTTAAAAAATTCTTTGAAATACATATGGTGGTTGATGATTTTGATGAACTTAAAAATGGTTATCTTGTTAGAGAGGAAGTAGAAGATAAAACTTACTTATATTTTAAAAAAAGTACATTAGATGAATTTATTAAAAAGTCTGCAAACAAAGTATTTTCTAATTCATTAGAAGCAATAGATTTATTAGGTTGTATAAGAGTTGATTATCATAAGAACCAAAAAAATATTTGGAAAGTAGAAGCCCCTGATTTTATGAATAAAGAAAAAACAACAACTAAAAAAGAAACAAATAAACAAGGAACATTAACGGAGTTAGATGACGCATACCATGCACAACAGTTTAGAACACCTAAATAAAATTAGGGATAAGACTACTAAGTATTATGGCCCACCAGGAACGGGTAAAACTAATACATTAGTTCAGGAGATACTTACAAAGCATTTAGCTGAAGGTATTAAGCCACAAGATATAGCTTTTATATCTTTTACAAATAAAGCTGTTAATACTGCAATGGCTAGGGCTTTAAAAGCTTTTCCTCAATATACTATAAAAGATTTCCAAAGATTTAAAACATTACATAAATACTGTAAGAAATATTTTACGCTTGAAGTGTTTGATCCTCAAAGATGTATGATTGATTTTGCATTAGAAAGTAAAATTATAAAAAGTTCTGATAATAGATTGGATGATGATTCTTTTGTTTATACGGACTGGTCTTTACATATATATGATAAAGCAAGGAACATGATGCAACCTGTTGAAGAGGTGTATCGTAAGGAAACATATAAAAAAGAATCATTACATTTATTATTAAGAAAGGTTGATGCTTATAATAAATATAAGAAAGAGGGTGAAACTAAATATATGGATTTTACTGATATGATTGAACGCACTATTGATGAAGTTAATTTCCCTCCATTAGAAGTTTTAATATTAGATGAAGCACAGGATTTTACACCATTACAATGGTCTGTTGTTTATAAAATGGCAGATAATGCTAATAAAATTTATTTAGCAGGAGATGATGATCAAGCAATTTATAGATGGAATGGATCAGAATATAAATTCTTTACAACATATTTTCCTGGCGAGAAAAGAGTCCTTACTCAAACCAGAAGATTTGGAAAAGAAATACATAGATTTTCTCAGATAGTTAGACAAGGGATATTAGATAGTGAAGATAAACAATTTTTACCAAACCAAGATATTAAAGACAGTGTGCAAGGATATAGAGCATTTAATGATGTAAAGTTTGATAAGTATAGTGGTAGTTGGTATTTGCTAGGTAGAATTAGCACAACTGTTAATGAACTTAGAATGATGGCTAAGAATAAAGGTTTATATTTTATGGACAACAAAGCTAATAAATCTTTTACTAATAACAAATGGAAAGCTATTAAAACTTGGAAAAAATTATGTAATGCAGAAAAAATAAATAGAGAAGAAGCACAGAACTTTTATAAATACACTAGATATGTAGTTAAAGATTTATACAGAAAAAAAGAATTTTGGGACGAACAAGATAAATTTAATCTATACAGCTTCGAAGATTTAAAAGCATGGTGTGGATTAACTATAAGAGCTGAACTTAAAGGACAGGATTGGTCTCATGTTTTAAAAAGAAACATTACGCCAACAGAAGTTACTTACATCAATATTCTATTACAGAAGTATGGAGAAGATCAGTTAGATAAAGAACCTAATATGATTATAGATACTGTGCATTCTGTAAAAGGAGGGGAAGCGGATAATGTTTTAGTTTACTTTAAAGCAGACTATGCCTCTCAATACCAAAACAAAACAGTGCAGGAAAAAATGGACGAAAAAAGAGTAGTTTATGTTGCTGTAACCAGAGCTAAGTATTCATTACATTTACTAAGCTCTGATCACAAGTATAACTATCCAATAGGGGAAGACTACTTAAAATACTTAAAGGAAAAAAGAAATGACCAATAAAACGTTTTTTAAACAAGTAGGTGGTTCTCATTATAAAACAATGAAGATACAACCTTCTAAATTTATAAATGATAATAATTTATTATTTGCAGAAGGCAACGCAATCAAGTACATATGCAGACACAAGTTAAAGAATAAAAAAGAAGATTTACTTAAAGCAATTCATTACATAGAGATGATAATAGAAAGGGATTACAATGACTAGTTTGCAGTATTCATTAACGTTTAAAAAAAGTATTTGGCTATGTCCTTCTGAATACAAAGATTTATCTAATGCAACTGAAATAGCAATCGACTTAGAAACTAGAGACGATGGCATTAGTGAAGGATTAGGAGCTGGCTGGGCTATTGGTAAAGGTTATGTAATAGGTTTTGCTGTGGCAGTTGAAGGATGGCAAGGTTATTATCCATTTGATCACTTTGGTGGTGGCAATATGATACCTGAACAAGTTATTAGCTATATGAAAGAAGTTTGTGCACTACCTTGTAGAAAAATATTTCATAATGCTCAATACGATTTAGGTTGGCTACAAGCTATGGGTATCCAAGTTAATGGAGAGATTGTAGATACAATGGTTGCAGCAGCAATCGTTGATGAAAACAGATGGGCATATAATCTAAACTCATTGGCTAAAGATTATTTAGGCGAGATTAAAGCTGAGACTGATCTTAAAGAAGCTGCCAAAGATCATGGCATTGATCCTAAAGCTGAGATGTGGAAGTTACCAGCAGAACATGTTGGTTTCTACGCGGAACAAGATGCACGGCTCACGCTAAAGCTATGGGGATTTCTAAAGAACGAAATAATTAAACAAAACCTAACCACTATTTGGGAAATGGAATCTAAGTTACTTCCTATTCTAATTAAAATGAGACAAAAAGGAATTAGAGTAGATGTAGATAAAGCCCAAACAATGATTAAAGATTTTGAAAAACAAGAGAAACAAATCTTATTAAAGATTAAAGCTATTGTTGGTAAAGATATAGATATCTGGGCGGCAAGACAAATAGGAGAAGCTTTTGATAAGTTAAAGATAGCTTATCCAAGAACTGCTAAGAGTAATGAACCAAGCTTTACAGCTAACTGGTTAACTAATTGTAATCATGAAGTAGCTAAACTTATAGTTCAAGCTAGAGAGATAAATAAGTTTCATGGAACTTTCTTGCAAAGTATTATGCGATATCAAATAAAAGGTAGAATACATGCTGAGATCAATCAATTAAGATCAGATTCAGGTGGAACTGTATCTGGACGTATCTCTATGTCTAATCCAAACTTACAACAAATACCTGCTCGTAATAAAGATTTTGGCCCTAAGATTAGATCTTTGTTTTTACCAGATGAAGATTGTAAATGGGGTTCATTTGACTATTCACAACAAGAACCACGAATGGTTGTGCATTACGCCGCATCAGTTGGCTATGAAGGATCACAAGAACTTATTAAAGCATATGAAAATGCTTCAGCAGACTTTCACCAAACAGTTGCTGATATGATAGGTATAGATCGTTCACAAGCTAAAACAATTGGTTTAGGTTTAATGTATGGAATGGGTAATACTAAACTTGCAACGTCTTTAGGTTTATCTAAAGAAGAAGCAGAAGATATTATTATCAAATACAATAGAAAAGTTCCATTTGTTAAAAAGCTTATTAATCTTTGTATGGATAAAGCATCTAAAGAAGGTGCTATTAGAACTAAAAAAGGTCGTAAGTGTAGATTTGATAGATGGGAACCTAAAGATTGGGTAATGGTAAATTCTGAAACATTTGAAACAGCTATTGCTAAATTTGGTGGACAAGAAAACATTAAGAGAGCTGGAACATATAAAGCTTTAAATAGACTTATACAGGGTTCGGCAGCCGATCAAACTAAACAAGCAGTTATTGATTGTCATGAAGCAGGACATACTCCATTATTACAGATCCATGATGAATTATGTTTTAACATTAAAGACGAAGTTAAAGATGTTAAAGTCATAAAGAAGACTATGGAAAGCTGTATAGAGTTTA